TTACTTTCTACCAACATTGCCTTCGTCAATCCAAAAGCCACCGTGTTCTTTTAGGTATCTGCGGAGGGTATCTTCTGACTTCCCGGTGTATTCTACAAGTCCAGCCACTGTCACGGTGCCGTCTATGCTGCAAGCATTAAAGGCTGTTTCGATAGAAGTGTTGCGCTCATTTTGGCGGTCTTCAGGGCTCTTTTTCCTACCTAAATTTTTCTTCCATGGAGATCCTTTTGAGGTGTATCCATCATCTGCACCAATGTCTGCCAAAGCCCCTATATCGTCAAGTCGATGTATCGGGTAATCGAACCAAACGTTGATTGGTGGAAACTTCGGAAACTCACGCAGCGTACCTTCGATACGCCAGCCCGTGACGGCGTCAGCGGCGCTCTCCGCGTCTTTTGCATAACCTTCGGCGGCAATTAACGTAGGTGCACTCAGGAGCCGTTTGCACGCATCGTGCATTGCCCTCTCGCTACACATATCGTCTTGTGATACTTCGTCCTGCCAATTTGGTATCGCTTTCTTGAGCATATCAACATAGGCCCCAGCGGCTGCCTTCTGCCGGTTGTGCGCCTTTACTGAATCGGTCAGCTCAAGCTCTATGAGGTCGAGCAGTGCATCGGGATCCCGGGCAAACACGCCTGAGCCGGATGCCCTGTCCATGGACTTCTTGCCGCCCTGCCCACCCTTGCTGTGGTGGTGGCAATAGATCACGGCGCAGCCTAATTCCGTGCAGACCTTGTCAAACTGATTGCAGAATTGGGCCATTTGGTCGGCACTGTTTTCGTCGCCGGTAATGATTTTATATATAGGGTCTATGATGATTGCTATAAAATTTTTCTTTGTGGCACGGCGAATCAGCTTTGGAGCAAGCTTGTCCATGGGGACAGATTTTCCGCGCAGATTCCATATATCAATATTTTTGATGCTGTGCGGTTTCCAGCCCAGAGCCGTATAAACGTCCTTAAAGCGCATCAGGCAGCTCGCCCTGTCAAGCTCGAGGTTCACATACAGCACCCGGCCCTGAGTGCACTTGAATCCCAGCCAATTCTTCCCCTCAGCTATTGCACAGCACAGTTCTATGAGTGAGTACGACTTGCCTGCTTTTGATGGGCCTGCGAGAAGCATCTTATGCCCTTGGCGAAGCACCCCATTAATCAGCGGAGGCGAAAGCGGCGGAAGGTTGTCCCATACATCGGAAAGATTTTCAGCGTCCGGCAGGTCGTCGTTCACGCTCTCAATCCACTCCTGCCACTCCTTCCAACTCTCTTTTCCGATGTTTTTATCTATGATGTATTGCTTATGCCCATTGCGCATGGCTCCGGGCATTCTGGATAGGCGTGAAGGGTTTTTATTCTGCGTGTCGACTGTCATGCCGTTCTTCTTGAGAACGTTGTAGAGATAGTCGACACGCTTTCTATATTCGTCGTAGCTTGAGGCCTCGACGCGGACAATGGCGTGTAGGCTCTTTTTGCCAGAATGGACCAGGCAAGCGACCGGAATCTCCAGTTCGCGGATAATGGCGTTCTGCTTCTCGAGATCCATGTTGTCCGATTCGACAAGGGCATACCGGTAATCGGTGACGTTCTCATTCTTGATGCCCTTGCCGTCAAGAGGATTGAAGCGGATCCAAGCGCCCGCTTCAGAATTGTAGTCGCCAATAACGCGCCCTATATCGCCGCCGCACTGGTTGAGTAAGTGGATGAGCTGCCCTGCGGTGCGGTCCCACGCGCCTTTATTGGCCGGGATAAACTTCTCGTCCTTCTTGTAGCTCTCGGTGACATAGCCGACGTTTTCGGATGCCTCGAAAAGCAGCTCAAGGTATGTAGTCAATTCCTTAACAGGGTTCCATTCAACCGGTTCGCTTACTTCCTTGTCTTCAAGCCAGCCTTGCTTAACCACCACCAGCTCGTCTTTTGAGCCGATAGTCGCATCCCATTCCAGTTCATACCCTTCTTCGGAGTTGAAGGAGCAACGCCAGCCCTGGTCCTTTGCAAACTGTACGATGGTACCGCCGGTGACCGGGGTCGAAGAGCCGAGGAAACCGTTCCACTTGCGGTCGCATTCGCCCGCATGATACCGCTTGCGGTCGCCTCGGCTCCAGTCGTCCCAGACACGGACAGAGTATCCGGCGTCTTTGAGCGCCATACCAACGGAAAGCCAGCCTTGATATTCGAGCTGCGATGGATCGATATGTTTCAATATTTCAATCAGATCAAGTTTGCCTTCCATGCGTCATTACGCTCCTTTGTGAATTATGGGTCTTTGATTTTGCCGCTGTATTTTCATATCAACCCATCGGCAATTTAGAGGCTCATAATTTCCGTTGACGTTAATTCTGTCGAGAGTACATTCTCCACGCTTGGCATTTTCGTCATAGCCCGCCTTTAATGCCCAATCGCGAAAGGCATTGTAATCGTTGCGCCATTTGTCGCAGACGGTTATGCCTCTACCACCGTAATTGGGGAAGGCAGCTTCGTTCGGATTGAAACAGCGTTTTCTCATACCGAGCCAAACATTGTATAGGCGCGTATTCGCTCCTCCGTGTGTTTTATTGACCTCAAAGCGATTCTCCACTTCAAGGCATCCGCAACTTTTAATGGCCCCATTTCGCAAATGGTTGCCTTTCACAGTTTTTATATTTCCGCAATCACATTTGCAAAGCCACTGTGCCTCCCCTCTGGAAGAATTATCAGCGCGTCGGATCACTGTCAGCCTTCCAAAATGCTTGCTGCATAAATCGATTAATTTAGACATATGTTTTTACCTCTGGAGTATATGTCGCAGGGTCAATATTTCGCGGAATTCTCCACCCCTCCGCTGCTATGCGGTCAATGAGGCCTTTTGCTTTGTCAAATTGCCATGTCCCAACGTGCTGAAAACCCTTGCCTTCCAGAAAGCGTATTTGCTTTGGAGTGGTCAGACCTTCCTCACGCCGCTTATCAAGGCGTTCCAGTAGTTTAGTGGCTTTGCCGGCATTATCTATTTCATCCGGGAATATACCCAGTTTTTCGAGTGTCTGAACCTGTTTCTCAGACGGAGGACCGAGCTCCCAACCAAAGGACGGAACATAGCTTGCAAGGTCTTCTGCCTGAATGGACATTTCAAATTGCAGGGGGTCCACGAGTTTACGCTTGCGCGATTTCATTTCCTGCAGTTGCTTTGCAAGAGCTTCTTCACGTTGTGCAATGACATCTGAGCTTGCCTTCTGCTCGGCCCCCTGTATATCTACCGGACAGCCTGCAGCCTCGATATTCTCAGTCATCTTTGTCGCCACTTCGGCTGTCTCACAAATGAGGTTTGCAGGATGACAAAGCTCATGGCGCTCCGTATGCCAGAGGAAATCAAGAAGCAGTAGCTCTGCCTTGCCTGGAAAGAGGCGGGTTCCGCGCCCGACCATCTGGCTGTATAAGCTGCGGATTTTCGTCGGCCGAAGTACAACAATGCAGTCAACAGATGGGCAGTCCCATCCTTCTGTCAGTAGCATGGAGTTACAGAGTACGTTATATTTATTTGCGTCGAAGTCCTTGAGTATCTCGGTGCGGTCAGTACTGTTCCCATTGACTTCTGCTGCGCGGAAGCCCTTTGAGTTGAGAATGTCTCGGAACTTCTGAGACGTCTTAACTAGGGGAAGAAATACCACCGTCTTACGGTTCGCGCAGGCTTTCAGCATTTCATCAGCAATCTGGTATAGGTATGGGTCCAGCGCCGTTCCGATATCTCCAACCTTAAAGTCACCGTTCTGGATACCCACGCCGGTGAGATCGAGCTTCAGCGGAATCGTGAGTGCTTTTATCGGACTGAGATATCCATCCTTTATGGCTTTTGGAAGCGTGTACTCATAAGCCAGCGAATCAAAGTACTGCCCGAGATTGCGCATGTCCCCCCTGTCTGGGGTTGCTGTCACTCCGAGGACATTTGCATCTTTGAAATATTCCAAAACCCGCTGATACCCGTCTGACAGGCAGTGATGTGCCTCGTCGACGATGATGTCATCGAAGTAATGTGGATCGAACTGTGCCAGTCTATTTTCGCGCTGGAGTGATTGTATGGAGCCGACGGTCACTCGGTACCAGCTGCCAAGACATGACTCCTCGGCTTTTTCGGTGGCGCACATGAGCCCGGTGGATTGAAAGAGTTTGTCGGACGCCTGCTCGAGAAGCTCACCTCGGTGAGCGAGTATGAGAACACGCTCACCGAGCCTGACGCGGTCTTCGGCTACCTTTGAGAAAACAATGGTTTTACCGGTGCCCGTTGGAAGAACGAGAAGGGTCCTTTTTATTCCCTCCTTCCATTGTCCACCAATCGCCTGCCGCGCTTCTTGTTGATATGGTCTGAGCTCCATAATCAGAACTGCCCGGGTACATAGCCCTGCGGGTTAGGTGCAGATGCGGGAACGGTGCCCGGCACGGGTTCATAGAACTTTTTGATCTCGTTAATGGTGACATCCTCGTTATCTTTGTTTTTATATGTACGGACGCCGACTTTGCATCTGCCCTTTGAGCCGATGACGGCGTTCCAATTCATGGGGATGCGTTCGCCGTATTTGCGCTGCCCTATTGCTATGAAAAAAGAGCAGAGCAGTCCTTCGGTACTTGAATGTAGAAAGAGGTTATGCTTAAGTGTTGCAGGACCAGTCTCGCTGTCGATTTCCAGCGAGAGCACCGCTTTTTTGCAGGGCGGGAGTTTGTCGCTGCCTGCGTGACGACCACGCTCAAAGCTTGTAACGGTAAAGTCGTAATCCCCTGCGGGGAGTAAAACGAACTCCGAATCATGCTCAATGGAACTCTCCCAGTCGAGTTCATATCCTGTCGTATTATTTTCAGCCATAATTTTTCTCCTTAATTTAGAATGGGACTCTGTTAGGATCTTCTTCGATAGACTTCCGCACCTGAGCCCAGGCTCCGACCAGTACGCCGTTGATATAATCGAGTGGCATGTCTCTGATCCTCATATCTGCCGGGAAAATATGCTTTTTTGCAACAGCGGCTTCAACCTCATAGGGCAGGATTTTTGCTTCATCCATGAGGTCAAGAAGAGCTCGTGGAATGCCGGTTCTGTCGTTTTCAGGTGCGATAGTTTCAGGCATTTCGGTAAACGCTGCCGGTTTCTCTGGTTGTGGCAGTAAATTAGGCGGCTGCGGAGCCGAAGCAGCATCGGGTGTGGACTGGGGGGGCACTGGATATCTGGGCGCCGCGACTGGTGCCGCGGTTTCAGGTCGCGGTATATTTACTGGTGCGGTCGGCGCGACTTTCATATCAAACAGGTGAGCAATCTGAGCAAATTCAAATGGTAGCTCATCGCCGAGGCAATGGCGGTTCTTTGCATCCCAGCAAGGATGGTGCGCGGTATACATGACGCGCTTGCCACCCTGGGCTTTGTTCTTACCCTTCTGAGCGCCCTGGTTATCTACGTTGACCACGAACGTCTTGTAGTTGGCAAACAATACAACATCGGCCCACTCCTTGGCCATGTTGGCAACACTGCATTTCTGACTGTTGTTTAGCTTTAATTCCCAGCGATCATAGGAACCCATCTCATCCGGCTGCTCAAATTTCCGCATGACTGCATGTGCTGTCATGAGCACATTAACGCCAAGTTGCACAATGTCTTCAAGAAGATTTAGGAGTTTTCCAAATTCCTCATAAACGTAGGTGTAGCCTTTCCCATATCCAAAATCTTCTATTCCTGATTTTTGAAACTTTTCACACACCCCCTTGGTACACATTCGCTCAGCCCAGTCAGCCGTGTCGATGACAAGTGTTTTGCACCCACTCGTATGGCTTTTGAAATACTGGACCTGGTCAAGAAGCATGGCCCAACTGCTGGGTGCCGGTGTCCGGGCCACATTCATGAATTTTGTGCTGCCTTCGGTATCAATAAAGACAGGATCGGGGAACTGTGATGCGAACGTGCTTTTTCCAATGCCCTCGGGACCATAAACAACAACCTTAAGGGCACCGCAGATTAAGCCGCGGGTAATTTGCATTTAGAATTCACCTGCTTTCCAAGTCGATTTTATTTCTCTCTCAGGGGTAGCGCGCACCGCGTAGCCGTCTTCAATAATAATGCTGCATTCGTCGCCAGTGCTGACTCGAGTTGCAATCGCCTGCAAGCCTTCTGCTTCGAGCCACGCCCCGAATTCTGAAAGAGTTTTGAGGTCCATCTGTTCGAGCTTGTCTAAAAGTACGAAGCCGCAGTTGGGATTTATCGAGCGGACTATGGCCGTGGCGACCTTCAATTGATCGGATCCGGAAAGCCCGTCCCACTTGTAACCGTTGTACGTAAGCTCTCCGTCTTCAACGGAAAGACCATTAAGAGGAAGTTTTGCACCAGTCAAAAGGTCCAGCTTTGCTTTGCGAATTGCTTCAAGTTCAGCGGTCAGGCTGTCGTACTGGGTGGAATACTCCTGGGAGTCAGTTTCTGCCTTTTCCTTGTCGAGATTGGCTCGAACCTTGATATTGATGGAATCGATATCCGAAATATTACGCTCAAGCTCTTCGGTTGATTCGTCCTGAAGGTCGAGGGCATTCTTTTCGGCTATGGCCAGATTCTCTCTCGCCATTTGAAGCTTCTTCTGTAGCTCTGAGAACTGCTTCTCAAGATCGGACACTTCCTGCTTGATCTGGGCTTTGCATTGACGCTTGCGCTGGTTTTCGCCATTTCGGGCAAGAATGTCCTGCTGCTGCCGAATCAGCTCAGATGCTGAGACGAGGTCTTTGGGCGCGTCCGGATAATACGTCATTTCGGCGGCGTACTTCTTTTTCTGATCCGCAAACTGTCCAACGGTATGGCGGCGGTTGTATAGCTCGTTTTCCTGTCTCTCCAACTCATGGAGCCTGTCCCCGACGCCAATGATCTGCAGAAGGGTGTCGGCCTTTTCCCTGTTTGAGGCCTGCATGAACTTCGGAAGATTGACCGCGAGAACTTCCACAAACTCATTGAGGAGCTGCTGGCCGTTTTTATTCCCCTGAGGATCGATTACCTTCAGGTCGCTGTTTTTGCCTTTACGCTCAACGATCAGGCCGTTTGATAATTCAATATGGATATTAGGCGGTAGCACCGAACCATCCCGAGCTGGAGCCGATGGGCGGAATCGATCACCGCCCAATGCCCAAGCTATTCCATCAAGCACACTGGTCTTGCCTTGATTGTTATCGCCGCCGATCACCGTTAGACCGTTCGCTGTGGGGGCCAGTCCGAAGGCTTTGACGCGCTTGACATTTTCAAGCTCGAGTTGACTGATTTTCACACTCATGCCTCCCGCACCTCCTCCTTCAGATGCAGCGAGATCGTGGCCAGAAACGCTGAGTTGGTGGGTTTTCCGCGCCTCATGTCAACACTATTGCCGAAGTAGCGCTCAAGCGTTTCGGGGTCTACGCGGTTGAATGCCGACTCGACTGCATGGCGGATGGCGCGTTCCACACGAGGCGGCCGAGCTCCTACTTTTTGGGCGATGTATTCATACAGCAGGCCTGTATCGTACATGAGACTGTCATTCTCGGAGATTGCTTTGAGTGCATCTGTTATGTAGGCAAAACCAAGTTGGTTCGCTGGGATACCGATATCTAAAAGCATGGTTTCAACTTTATTCACTTGACATTTCTCCTTTTTGCCTCTTATAATGAGGCTAGTTATTATTAGGTCTTGCTCTCAGTCGAAGTTACCGCTTCGCTGGGGGCTTTTTCTTTACACTCGCAGATCTCGCCAGGATCGAGATTCAGCCCGCAGTACGGGCATTCGTGGTAGTATGGCATCGAGTATCTCCTTTCTTGCCCACGCACCATGGGCATATGTAGCGTTTGTCGGGTCTGAGGCGGGATACGTTCCAGCGCCGGCCGCAGACTTCGCATATGCGATATTGCTTGGTCATATTCTCACGCTTTCCTTTCAATGACGGGAAAAATATACTCTTTTCACGGCCCTACAAGTAAGCCATCAGAAATCTACTCGGTTTGTCAAACTGCCACTGCCCATAGGTGTTTTCTCTTTTCTTTATTGCTATAATTAACCATTTGTTGTAGAATGTCATAAAAGAGGTGATTAATATGCGCGAGCGATTTTGGAGCTATTACGTTGAATTGGGTCACAATATGTGTTTTTATAAAGCCTACTCAATACATGCACGTAGGATAAACAATATTGTTTCTGGAATTCTATTAGTCACGTCAGCGGGAGGAATAGCAACTCTTGCGTATTGGGATAAATATCCGGTCATATGGTCTATCGTTGTCATTATCTCTCAAGGCCTTCAAGCACTGAGCCCACTATTTCAGGCATCGAAGCAGTGTGAAGCTCTTAAGTACATTAGGCAAGACATTAAATCTCTCTTCGATGAGCTATCAAATTATTGGAGCTTTATTGATGATAAAAACGATGAAGAAATTAATAAAATGCTATCCTTTTTTAGAAAAAAAGAAGATGAAATTATCAATCGCTTTGCCGCAGATATTGATTTTCCCAAGACAAACAAGTGCGAAAAATCAGCCCGCAATGAGAATTCAGTGTATTTTTGGTATCATTATGGAGTGAGAATTGAGGAGAAGTATTATGAGCCAGAAAGTTCCACAGAGCCAACCGTCAAAGCCGATTCCATCGCCTAAGCCGGACACATGTATCCGGGGAGAAAAAGCACCACCACCCACATATAGAATCCCTCCACCGCCCCCCAAGAAAAGTGATAAATAGCAATAGCCTGCTCTCGCTGTTGGCGAGAGCTTTTTTTATTTAAACCTCACCCTATCGCACACGCCGCGAAGTAAACGGCGGCGAGGTACGCTGTGAGTACTAGCCCTTCGACGATGCCGCGCAGGGCGTTGGGCCAACCGCTGACAAGATCAATTAGATGTTTAAGCATGTGGGTACTCCTTTCTGCGACAGCATGTACGCTAGGTTGACCTTGCTTATGTACTTACCTTTGAACGGGAATTCTTTTGCAATGGTATCGCGTTTAACGCCAGTCAGTGTCATGATGTCCAGTCGCGTAAATAGTTCACGATCAGGATAGCGCGTGTTGAGTTGCTCAATGTTGAGCCGATAGGTTTCTGGCTCTCTAGGCATTGATGGGGTCCTCCTTTCTATTGTTTCCTTTCACCGCGCGTGATAGAATTTGGGCGAAAGGGGCGTGTTTTATGCCTAAGTTTGATAATCCTCTTGAAGTAGAAGTTTATGCCCGGGGTGTTGCGCACCAGAAAAAAGAAGACGCGGCTAAAGAAAAGTGCCAAAGGCGTCACAACTGGAGCCTTGCCATATTCAATGTTCTAGGCGGGGCGGTAGCCGGACTGTTGACCTCAGTCATATTCTGGTTACTAACCACCCGATAACAAAACCGACGACCCCACCCGTCAGCGCTCCGATGATTACATACGCTATCTCCAGTTGGCTTGCAGCTCTGTTGTATTTCTCCATCAAGTTTTCAGCTAGGTCATACAATTCCTGCTTTGTAAAGTTATCGGGATTCATCTTTGAGATAAGCTCCTTTCTGTTGTTGTGATCTTTCCTCACGCGTGGTAGAATTTGGGCGAAGGGGGGTGATTTTATGGGCAAAAGCTACAATCTCGGCAACTCGTCCGATATGCGCCGGTTTGAAAAGGATTTGAAGAAAGAAATCCAAGACAAAACCGTAGAAGAATTGCACAGTAGAAAATATGATGTTACGTGTCCTTCCTGCGGGGCTTCAGTTAGCGTACCAACTGGAAAAAGTCGTTGTCCTCGTTGCCATGAAGAAATAGATTTGAAATTAGATATTAACTTTTAACTCAATTTCCGTTGAAGCCAGTTCGGTCACTAACGAATTGGCTTCTTTGAGTAGCTGGACCAGTCTTTCGAGCTTCGCATTAACTTTGTCAATTGGGGAGGTGTCGACGTTTAATTTTATTTCAGGCACAAGCATTCCTCCTTTCTTATGTGTTGGTCAGCGATTACCGGATGGAGCAAACGCTACGACGCGATATGAGATCATCAAGTGCAGTGTTGAGTTTCACTTCCGCCTTGTGAGGGCTACGGTGCCCATTGAGAACCGTGCTGAGGTATTTCGGATTCCAGCCGACCTTGTCTGCAAGCTGTTTGGCGGTTATGCCATGTAGGTGCATTTTTCCAATTAAGTCTGCAGTCCATTGTGCAGGCATACAGTTTTCATCTCCTTCCCTTATAATTTGTTGACCTCGGTAATCATAGGTGCTATCATAATGGTGCTTACCTCTTTAATAGCGTTTATAGGATTACAGGCCGCATTGATTACTTGCGTAATCACTCTGTATGCACATATTAGCATACAGACGTAATCATTTCAAGGAAAAATGCGTATATTTGTAATCTTTGTAATTGCGCACAAAAATTTGGAGTGATTATTGTGTTCTATGATATTTTCGAAGCACTTTGCCACCAAAAGGGCATTTCTCCTAATAAAGCATGCGTTGAAATGGGCCTGAGTCGTTCCATCGCGGCTAAATGGAAAAACACACAAACAAAACCCAGCGCGGACGTACTACCAAAAATCGCTGATTATTTTGGAGTATCTACTGACTATCTGCTTGGTACAGAGCAGCGAAAAACCGCTCTCAAGGACGGCAGCAATGTAGAAATTTTAGACGAGCGCCTTGTCCGATTTCCTATCATCGGCTCTATCTCTGCAGGCTACGGCGGTCTCGCTGTTGAGGAATATACGGGTGATTACTCGCTTATCCCCCTTAGTGATCTGCGAGGTGCGCCAGACGACTATTTCGTACTGCGTGTATCCGGTGACAGTATGTATCCTCGCTTGCTTGATGGTGATCGAGTCTTCGTGCACAAGGCAAGTACCGTTGAAAATGGAAAAATCGCCGTTGTTTTATTCAACGGCGATGAAGCGACTGTAAAGAAGGTTAACTATAACAATGGGAAGTTTATTGAGCTTATACCCTACAATCCGGAGTACAAAGTGAAGCGTATCGAGGGCGCTGATCTGGAACAGTGCCACATTGTAGGAGAGGTTATCCAGCTAATTAGAAGTCTGTAATAAACCGCTTGGCGGTATAGATATGGAGGAATTAAGATGATTGATTTTCAAAATGCAACATTTATGAAGCTTAAGCCCGTCGTAGACAAAGGGTTTGAAGAAATGATTGTGCCTATGTTTGTTCAAGGTGAGCAGATAATTGGAATGTTTAAGGGCATTCGTGATGGCGTTGTCTTTACCACCAAACGCATTATTGCCATAAATGTTCAGGGAGTTACTGGCAAGAAAAAAGACTTTTCCTCACTTCCCTACAGCAAGATTCAAGCTTTTTCTGTGGAGACTGCGGGCGTGTTCGATCTGGATAGTGAACTTGAACTGTGGTTCTCGGGTTTAGGCAAAGTTAAGTTTGAATTTGTGAGCAGGGCCGATGTTACAGGCATTTGTAGGATGATTTCGGAGCGAGTGCTCTAAAACAAAAAACCGCCCCCGGTACTGGCATACCGAGGACAATTTCCTACTGAGCATAATTAGAAGGAGGACTACAGATGAAAAAACTTAACAATATGAAATGGTTTTCTCTTGGCATGGCCGTTTGTCTTATTGTTGTGGTTCTTGCAGTACCGGCTTTAGCTTCATCACTTACCAAAACAGTACAGCTATCCTACAACGACATAAGAATCACGCTTAATGGAAACACGGTGACGCCAAAAGATGCTAGTGGAAATACAGTTGAGCCGTTCATCATCGAAGGGACGACCTATCTCCCTGTTCGCGCTATAGCGAATGCACTCGGAATAGGCGTGACCTGGGACGGAACTACTAAAACCGTTAAGCTCTCAAACGGGGTTACGAAAACCGAAAAAGCACAAATAACCGAAATAAGGAATTGGGTTGTAAGCGAAATATGGAATGCAGGTTTTTGCGATTTGTATCATTATTTGGAAGACGGTAAGAGTTCAACTGGTCAGACAATGGATGTTAATTTTACGCTGCAACAACTTGAAAAAGCGATGGCTAAGAAAGCTGGATACGATGCGTACATGAGTACAATATCCAACTCCGAACTGTCGGAACTGTGGACTAAAGTATCGGGCCAGATTGACATTTTATACGCGGATGTAAAAACCCGAGATTTTAGTAAAAGCGGGCAAGCACTAGATACAGGTCTTTACAATCAGTATTTTTCCGCTTTTGATAAGATGTTCTTTACCTTGCCGTAACAAATAAAAAACCGCCCCCGGTACTGGCATACCGAAGGCGATTATATGGGTGGACAACTTGCAAGGGCCGTCCACCTCCAATATATCAGGAGGGTATATAAAAAGCAATGGCTAAAAAAATTGATTATAAGTCGATGTACACACTGCGCGCTGACGGTAGATACATGGGCTATTGGCACGACATGGAAGGGAAACGGCATCCAGTGTATGACCGTGATGCGGAAGCGCTATACTGGAAAATAGATGAGTTGGAAAAGCCGAAGGTCCCAACGTTCAAAGATATTGCAGAAGCTTGGCATGTTGCATCCTGGGACAACTACAGAGCCGGAACTAAAGCCTGTTATACATCGATGTATAACCGTGCCATAGGGAGGCACGGAGAGTACAGTGCCTCGGAGCTTATGGCAGCGGACATAACCAATCATTTGCAGATGCTGTCTGATCAAAAGCTATCACGGAAGTCTATAAAAACCCTGCTTACATTGTATAAACTAATATACCTATTTGCCATAAATGACAACCGTTTCAAGAAGAACGTTACCGTTAATCCCGCGCTTAATGTTAAACTTCCAGACAACATGAAACCGGCGGCGAAGCGAGAGGCCCCGGATGATGAAGTAATTGAGAAAATCCGCATTAATGCCGAGACAGCATGTTTTGGCCTCTTTGCCCTCGTACTCATGGGGACAGGGCATCGCCGCGGAGAATGCTTGGCATTGAACTGGGCCGACATAGATGCTAAGAAGAAGACGATTGACTGCACAAAGACTGTAATCTACCGAAACGGGAAAGCGACTATTGGACCCACAAAAACGAGATCTGCGGTTCGTACCGTTCCCCTGTTCCCAGACGTTGAAAAGGCGCTCATCCGGCCGGCCGGTGCCAAAGATACAGACTATATTTTTTGCGGTGAGGACCCGACTAAGCCGATGCCAGAAGCCACCTTCCGCCGGCGCTGGAAACGCTACTGCGTGGACATGGGATTTATAGAAATCGAGGAACAAGCGAAGATAGATGAGCATGGCAAAAAGAGTACGCACATAATTTATCATAATGCCCTTACACCGCATGTTTTACGGCATGGATATGCAACAATGCTATTCGACGCCGGTGTGGATGTTTACACAGCACAAAAACTGCTGGGCCACGCAAATGTTGAAACTACGATTGCTATATATACCCACCTGAGCAAGCGAAAAAAACAAGAATCAATTGATAAGTTGACAGCCTATGCCGCCAACGGATATAAGCCCGTGTTGTCAATCGGGTTGTCAACGAACCTGCAAGCCCTTGAAAGCGCTTAA